TTGGAAACGCGCGAAATCACTGGAAAATTTCCTTTGGAATTGCGTCATCTAGTGGGCATCCAGGGTATGATGTCGGATCTGTTGTAATCCGAAATGAAGACAATCCAATCCAATCCAATCCAATCCAATCCAATCCAATCCAATCCAATCCAAATATGTATATTATTTACGCGCGGACTTGCGAGTACGCTTTCTTTTAGTTCTACGCGTTTTTCTTTTTCCGCCGCCGCTACTTTTGCCGAACATTCTCGAAAAGAAAGAAGTTTTTTTTTGTTTTGCTTGTCTTTGTTTTTTTATGTTTTCTCTTTCTGTTTTGTACTTTTCTGTTAAATTTTGGTAACCTTCATTCATTCTATCAAAATCTAAATCTCTGCTGTCAAATTTGTCTATGTTATCAACACCAATTGCAGTTTTGAATTCGCCAAACAATTCTGGATCCTCCACTTCCAACAATCTAAATAATTCTTTCGCATTGTGTATTGACACCTCACGAGCCCCATCCATCACTATTATATATAATATTGTTATTCTTTTCCTAGTGCAAAGTCAATAAATACAAAAATTGATGAACATCGGCCAAAATATCATCGCGAATGCTCAATAAATCACTGTCCTTTTTTTCGTCAAACACATCATTCATTTTGACCAAGAAATCGCGGAATTCAAACATTCGCGATTTCAACGTACTGGCGTTGGCCAATTGCGGTATTTCCATATGTTGATTCCATTTCTGAATGCGCGATCCATCTTTGCCTAAATAGACTTCGACGAATTTGTCAATATTCTCACCCAACTGTTCGTGCAATTCATCCGTGGCTTTGTGTTCTGCATACGAATGAGTATTCCAATGATAGAGTTTGACAACATTGACCATTTCCAGCAAAACCCGTACAATTTGTGTTTTCCGAGGAAGGACGGACCGACGCGCAGTTTTGCGGTTTGCCATTTTCTTGGAGTCTACGCGTTTGGTCTGGATGCTTCGCGATTTCGATTTTGCCATTATTATATATATTTTGATGAAATAATCTGGGTATCTGCAGGAATCGTGTGATTTTCCACGCAATAAAATTGAAAACAAGGAAGATCTTGTAGAATTGCCTAAACATCCATCTACACCACACCAATAATGGATAAACCCCTAGTACTCACCCGTTATCTCTACATCAAACACGACGTCTATGCTTCTCTTTTGATGGCTATTTTGAAAAAGGATTATGATCGAGCCGTCTTTTGGGGATGTGAATTGTATCATTCCGGATGGAAATCGGATGCCACGGGATTCGTCTTTTCCATATACCATCAATGGTTCAAATCGTTGAATCATCCGGCATTGTATCCATATATGAACGATTTAGACGACCGATGTGAAGAAGGCGCGCATATTTTAGCTACAATGATCAAGAATCTGACAATGCCTTGGATGCGATGGACACCCGAATACTTTCTCCAAAACGTATTGGAGACTCCCGATCCCGATCCTTTGCTCACATCTTACAAAAAAAGGTGCATCGTTGTCAAAGTCGAGTCCTACGAAGTCGATCACTACAAAACCGTGGAATCCGGTGGAAAACTGCCCCCGAGGAAATTACTGCAATACGTATGCCAATATTCGACGGAAAAAAGATACAGGGAACTCTTTCGCTGTATACACGCGGATATTCCAAACGAGATCTTGGTCGAACATCACCGCGCCTATTGGCTTTATTATGCGGCTATGTACACACCCTTGTGGATAGATCGTATTTGTGAACATCGTGGTGAACTGGATCACGAGAGCAAAACACTATGTTTTGCCGATGACGATGATCGCGAAGCGTTTGAGGCAAAATACGATTATGATTTAGAAGAACAACCCTTGAATCTCCAAGAAAAACTGATTCATTGTGGCGATATACGGCAATGTAGCCGGGAAGAATGGACGGCAGAATTATCGTAATGGTCAAATACACGCGTAGATTGCGTCTACAGTTGATACATTATTGCAGAGATGGTGGCGAATAAAACGCCACCCCATAGTGTGTCCATACACGCTATCCTCCAACTGAATTTTTTGTAAATGGCTAAACTGGTTGTATTGTAAACTCCATAGATGACGATACCAAGAAGGAAGGCTTCTGTCCAAGGTCGACGACGGCTCAAAATGAAAAAATTGAGTCCGATAATCAAGATAATATAACACAGAATGGCGGCCAAAGGTTTAACGTCCATCATTACGCGTTGAATCTGGACGGTTTGTGAGGTGTACGCATTTATGTTGGCACTGATCCAAATAAAGTCCAAGAGCAGCATCAGTCCCGCGGATACCAAGATTTGCTTGTATAGGTTCATTGTTTGTATACAATAAACATATATTTTCTATGCATCTGTATCTGTGGTGGTTTGCGGACCCGAATCGACTTCTTGGATCACGATGGATATGGGATCTGAAGCGGGTTTTTCTTGTTCTTGTTCTTGTTCTTGTTCTTGGCCATTTTTCTCTTTTGTTTCCAAGACATTGTCGTCCATCGATGGTTCTATGGATGGATCGATAGGTTTCACCGTTGAATCGTCAACGGAGTCCTCCTCTTTTAGCAAAACATCCCCTTCGTCGGTCTTGGATTCCAAAGGAACCGAAGGAAGATCGGTGGTGGGTTTTACCTTCTTGGTCATGTTTTGCTGTTGAAGCCAATAAAGTGCCAAGTCGGGTAAATTGGCAACACTGTTCATCCACGTACTGTGGTAGACGCATCCGACAAAAGTGTTGGGTTCTAGATATTCAATACTGTACCACCAATAGGGCGGGATGTACAGGGTCTGTCCGGCGACCACATCAAAATGCAAGAAGTTGACCTTGTCAAAATCCGTACTGTGTTCCGGTTCGGGACGAATGGAATGAACGGGCGATCGAAACTCGTAGTATTCATAATCGGCCTTGGAATAATGCAAATATTTGGTGTTTTTCCAAGGTGCCAGTCGGATATGGATTTTGCCAGAAACCACGCACATAAAATGGCGATAATACTTGTGAAACCTCAGCGGAGTTACTGTCTGGATGGATCCCGTGGTCAAGTCATATTTGGAATATAAGAGAAAGGACGGTTTGACAAAATCATCTAAATACTGGAACGATTTGTACAATCCGGTTTCGTCCAAGAAATCCTTGTTGTTTTCGGAGAAAAACCGCGATTCTTTGTCGGTTTCGATGATGCGAAGAGTTTGGTAAAAGGGCAGGGGAAGGGGATCCAAAGACCCCTCTTTTTTGTAATAATCGGCCACATTCTTCAATGAAACATCGTGGGAACCGAATTTGGCCATTTTTTCCAAGGACAAATCTTGGAAAAATTTGGGGGCTACATCGTCCAAGTAAAACAGCATTGGCTGTCGAACATCGCACGCTTCTTGCAAATGGTGGTTGTCGCGATAATCGAATTCGTAGACTTCTAAATCATCGCTGGTTTTGAATTGATCCATTATGTAAATATAAATGAACAAAATGAAGAGAAAGATGGAGAGAGTTAAAAATACATTCATAGTGTGATTATTTTATGGAACGATTCTATTCTTTTTCATAAAACGCAGGATGTCTTGGTTCAATCTATCAAATCCAAAAATCATTTCTTGATTTCGATTTTCTTGATTTCGATTTTCTTAATTTCGATTTTCTTGATTTCGATTTTCTTAATTTCGATTTTCTTGATTTCGATTTTCTTCCACCCGTCACCGTCACCTTTTCTATTTCTTCTTTGAAATTATTAAACAATTCGCGTTCATTATATGGAGAACCACAATCCAATATAGTAACCTCGCGTTCTTGTTCATTTTCACGTTTTTTTGCATTAAGAAATGCACGGTGTCCACCATCAAATACAAAAGAGTAACCGGACGTAGTTATTTTTTCTAACTGTTTCAGATCATCCTGTGTTTTACCTGTTGAATTCCACCATTCTTTCAACACACGCATTGCATCTTTTCTAAACTCCTCATCACTTACCATCATTATATAATATATTTATTGGATAAAAAAATTTTCAACACACGTAAAAGATCACTTTGGTATAGCTCCAGAAAAATCGATAAATCCCTCTAAACTGCATTTCCGATTCTTGGCCGTTTTTTTGTACCTTTCACATTGTTTGAACAGTTTTTTGAATTTGGTGGCCTGTTTTTTCGTACGTCTATAAGAACCGTTTTTTGCGTATCTGCCAAAAAAAGAAGCAAGCATATTCTGTCCTTCTATGCAAGGTCCATATTCTCTATTGGCTATATACTGAGAACATTCTACCCCATAATTTTGTCTCATTATTTTCAAAAATTCTTCAATGGAATGTTTTCCAGACTTTTTTGCACCTACTCCTGTGTAATATATGTACATATTTTTCATATATATATATATATATATATATATTACAACACTAAAATAAAATGACCGATTCAATGATCGTCCACCTTGGGTGCCAAATAAAAAACGAGTTTGGCATCTTCTTGGCCCAAGGTATATACCAAACGAATGGGAAACTGATCCATCAATGAAATCTCCACATCCTTGGTGATCTTGTTGTACAAACAAATATTGTGCATTTGCGTCAAACTAAACGAGGATCTGATCTCTTGGCCTTCATTGATCGAAAATGTATTCAGATCATCAATCGGTATATTAACGCTCATTTTTCCAGTGTGTTCACTGCTCGATCCTAGTTGGATCATCTCTTCACTGCAAAAGACATTGAGATCATCGGCAAAAAGTCGCATTTGTTCTACTAAAACAGAAAATGTCGTAGATGCCAAAGAAAACTCGGCCTGATAATCCATCTCCGGTATGTGCATCGTTTCCGCATCGACATCCATCAATGGAATTTGGAAATGTTTGTCATAGACACTGGGTTCGCTCGACGTAAAATCAATGGACAACTGGTCATCTTCGTCGTTTTCCAAATACAATCGCAGATCTTGGCCTTTTTCACGGGTACTCAATACTTTGAACAAAAAGGTTCCATTGATTCCGATGGTTACCCCCGAATTCGACGTCGTGTATTGGTCAAACCAAGTATGGGGCAGATGAATTTCGAAAATGGCAATGTGCGAATTGTCCATTCCTTGGACATACATCTTGTCCGGTCCAAACATAATGTTCACCTTTTCACCAAAGAGTTTGATATGTTGAAATAGACCGGCAAATGTATCCAGTTTGAGCGATGCTTTTAGTGTGATTTCCATTTTGAATCGATTTACAAAAAATAGATTATAGAATATCCTGTTGTTTCTCTTTATGTAGGTTCACGCATTCATACATCTTCGCAAAACATCCAGATCCAGATGCAAAAAAATTGAAATCATTGGAAAATCATCACAATAGTGTATATACACGATATACAAATGTTGAATGGGCGTCTTTTATTGTACGGCAGTCTTTTGGTATATTATTTGAATCAATGCGTTTTGGGACTCTGTATACAGCCTCGTGCGTGTTTTAGAC